ACCTAGACCCATTGCCAGAGTACTCTAATATTGCACTCTTCACTAGAGGGTCTTCAAGAGCAATGTTTGAGAATGTTTATGCATTGTGCAACAACTACTCTCAGAACACATCCTTTTCTTTAGGAACTGTGGTCAATTCTATTTTTGCAGATGCTGATATTGATGCAAGCAATTCTTTTAGAAAGTATGCTCTTAGTGGACTTATTCAGAACACATACCTTACTGGCATTGGATCTTCCGAACCACCGAAGTATAATATTTATTTTGAAGAGTTTGGAAGCATAATGAGAGAAGTAGCAGAATTTAGTTTTAGATATGACAAAGCATTTCCAGCACTAACTGCAAAAGTTTCTCCAACATTTAATAGCATAAAAGGGTTTGTTATCTCTGGCTTTAGGGCAGGTTCATACGGGGCAGAGTTCCTAGTATTTAATGCAACAGATACTGCTCTTAACTTAGATGAGACTAGTGGAAACTATCTAAGAATACAAGGAATTACTTTTACTCAGCAGTCAAACAATACCTTGACGGTTGATCAATATTTTAGCAAGAACAGTCTTATGTCGGACCCAAAGTTTGTGGCAGATAAACTAATTTCAAATCCTTTTAAGTTTAAACTAGACTATGAAGATATAAAATTTAGCAGGATGCAGCATGGTAAAAAAGATTTCTCTTTAGATGCTGCCTATATTCAATCACAAGATGAGGCATCAGAACTGATGAAATGGATTGTTACAAAAATATCAAAACCAAGAAAGTCTCTGGGGGTTAAGATATTTTCTATTCCAACAATCCAACTTGGAGATATAGTGACGCTAGACTATAAAGAAAATGGAATAGACATTGCAGCAAACTCATCTAACAGATTTGTTGTCTATAATATTGACTTCTCAAGAAGTTCTAACGGTCCAGAAATGCAATTATATTTAAGTGAGGTAATCTAATGGCAGACACAAGCATGCCAGCAACAGCAGCAATTCCAAAACCAGCCAAGACAAGTACTGTTGGTTCTGTAAAAATTGCAACACCTGATTTGCTCATCTTTGGCGAACAGGTTGTTGCTATTGAAATAATGACAGACCTTATCTTTGAAGACATAGGTGGGTTTGAACTTGCAACAATATCAAGACACGATTTGGTAAATGGTCAGACAGTAATCTACGAACCAATCAAAAACCTAACAGACCTTTACTTACAATACAATCCAAACAACGTTTTAAGACTTCAATCTGCCGACTCATTCTTTAGTTCTTTGGCTATAACACTTGCCAACTATCTTCCAAAATATGGCAACGGATATGATTTGATCGGAACTAATCCAGACTTAACAAAAAGAGTAAAGGTCTATAATGGAAAGTCTATATACATCGACCCAATAAGCGGAGACCTTGTGATTAATCTAATAAACGTAAAGGAAAATGAGCAGGTAGAGGTTGAAATATTAACTGCTGGAGGGACTTATGATGATACAATATACTAGGGGAGTAACAAATGATAACTAATTCAGGTAAAAACATCTTGGCAAAGTACCTTGTTGGGCAGACCACATCCTATGCATCTCACATTGCCATAGGCTGCGGAACAAAGCCAGTTGTCTCTGATCATACATTTAGTCCTGCCGAGTTACTAGCAATAAAAAATAAAAAGTCTTTAGAATTTGAAATGATTCGTATGCCTATTATTTCTAGAGGCTTTGTTGATGAGGACGGACAATCAAAAGTTGTCCTAACCGCAGAACTTCCAACCCAAGAAAGATATGAGATTACTGAGGTAGGTATATTTTCTGCAGCATCAAATCCAGCAGCAGGAGCATTTGATAGCAGAGTAGTTTATTCTTTTTCAGATACAGACAACTGGAGATATAGTATTGATGGACAATCTCCTGTTAATATTGTACCAAAGTATGAGCCATTGGATGGAAATTCTGCAAATGGAGTTATAAATGTCGTTGATGAAAACCTACAACCACTAAAGGTTTTTGCAACAAATGCAGACAACAGAATATTTACAGACGAAGACAGAGTTGGGTTAAATGAAAGATGTAGATTTTTAAATAACATTATTGCAATGAGAGGCGACACATCAGACATTGAATATAATTTACAAGGAAGCATGGTTGGCGCAACTGGGTCAGACAGTATTGTTTTAGATCCAACAACTATTGATTTTACCAAAAATAGCCCGTTAGATGAACTTAAACTTGCATTTTCTGTTGTTAATAAAACCCCTGGAACAGAACAAGTTCCTGCAATTGTTCCAGACAATGTTAAAATACTGCTACAGTTTTCTCATAACCTAACAAATCAGGGCGTTCAGTATGCAAAGTTTGCAGTAGACATTGATAACATAGGATACGCAAATGGAACATCTGAAAATAATCATGATTTTGAAAATAATAGATACGTAGTAGTAAGTAAAACCTTTCAAGAATTAGACAAAAGTTTAAGATTCAATTGGGCCGAAGTTACAACAGCAAGAATTTTTGTTACTGTCACTAAAAATAATTTACCTTCTGACTCTTTTTATGTTTGTCTAGATGCCCTAAGAGTTGAAAATAATACAGCAACAAACTCTTTGTACGGACTAACTGGATACTCCGTAATTAAAAATGTACAGGCTAGGCCAATCATAAAATCAGCAAACACCACAAACTACATAGAGTTTAGATTTGCATTGGACGTTTAGTTATGGCAATTACCCCAGATCCTGGAATTAAAAATGTTGTTATTAAAAAGCAGTCACTGGGAAAGGTGACAGGAAATAACAAAACTGTTTTAAGATTTAGAATAGTTGCAGAAGATAAGAACAGAAAGTCTGCTTATTCTCCAATAGTATTTACTGAATCAGAAAAGGTTGAAGATGGTACTGGAGATTTAAGACAACTGGGAAATACTCTGTTTCTTAGTTGGGACCCTGGAAATCTTTCTACACAGATACTATATGATATCTTTGTTGGCTTTGACTCTTCTAGTCCAACATACAGAGCAACAACTGGATCGACTAACTATTCATTTTTAAAAACTGGAACAACCTCAGTGAGGGCTGTTGTTCAAGTATCTTCAATAAATCCAACATTAAATACATCGTTAACTATTTATGATTCTGGAACTGAGAGTCTGGTATAATTATATTATGGCAATTTTACCCGTACCAGAACGAGGACAGCCCTTAGACGTAACCTACATCTATCAGATTGTTAAGGCTGTTAATGATCTATCAACTCAGGCTTCTACATCTGTCAATAAGTATGTCACGGTTGACACACCAAATGCAGGCAAGCAGAGCGTTAAGACTTCAGAGGCAAGAGTTATTGGTGGCTATGTTAGAGTCACAAATGGTGAAAGCCAGACTGCTGGCTCATCTCGTACATTTTCTTATTCTTTTCCAACTGAGTTTAAGTTTGTTCCAATTGTAACAGCAACCCCTGTAAGTATTGGAACTTCCTCTGACGCTGGAAAAGATGTTGTAGTTACTCTTTCTAGCGTAACCACTTCAAGCATAGAGGGATCAATCAAGTTTAATATTGGCGGAATAACAAGTGTTGGCATTAACCTTATTGCAATAGGTATCCCCAACTGATGATTTTTTGTAAAAAATGCAAAGGAAGAATGTTCCTAGATAGACAATATACAGAGATAAATAATTTAGAACTGTACTGTATGTCTTGTGGAGCACGATCATTCTTTCATCCACCAAGTAATTCTCAGGAGGGCCGATGGCTATTAAAAAGGGAACAATTGAGAGCGAAGGCTACAATGTCCTCCCTGTAATTCCAGGGAATAAAAAGGTTTGGTTTCTTAACGGAGACCTAGTAAGAATACACCATTTCAACAAGTCTAATGGGATTATGTCTGTTTATAATATTACAAAGGATCAGATTGAAAGTTGTTTAATTAGTGATTTTAAAAATAAAAGAGAACGAGCATATACCGTAGGGCAGACTGCTGATTTAGTTAATCGTCATAAAAAATATATGCCATCACTAATGAAACGAAGAATCATTCCTTTTCCAACGGGATCTCAAAAAGGTGGAGCAAGAGGATTTCAAGTAAGATCGTACTACTCAGAATCACAAGTCAGAGAGATACGTGATATACTTGCTTCATACCATATTGGTAGACCAAGAAAAGATAAATTAATAACTAATGATATTACGCCCAGCAAGCAAGAGTTGACACGCAGGATGGGCGATGGTATACTTACATATAGAAGAACAGAAGATGGACGGTTTGTTCCCATTTGGGGCGAATCTATTTAACGAAGGGTATAGCATGGATAACGAATCAACAAAGGTATCTGTAACATTGGGGTACACATTAAATCTAGGAAATTTTCAATCACTAAGGCTGGACCTTGGCGTTACAGATTCAAAGCGTGATGGAGAGAATACAGATCAGGCTTTTGAGCGTGTGTACAAGTTTGTTGAAGACAAACTAACTGCTAAGATTTTAGAAGCACAATCCGAGGCTGAAGAAAAGTAATGGCCGAACGCAAAGACCGTATGGCTTTGCTTTCAAGATACAGCAAGTATCATACCGCAAGGTACGAATCAAAGCCATCTCTGAACCTAAATGTAGAACAGTGGGCATCTGAT